ATAGGGATAAAAGACTGGCTACCCCGTTGGAAAGCCTGTGTGCAATTAAAAATCAACGACGACACAATGATCCTGCACAAGTGGGCCCAGGGAATGCATGCTTCGTACAATAACGTACTTAAAGGGTTGTTCTTTAATGTGATAACTGGGCATACGCATAGACTGAACTGCAGGCCGATGACTTCTAGTTGGCGGGGAGGCGAGACCCGCTACGGTATCGAAACAGGCACTTTGGCAGACCCCGAGCATGAGATATTTGAGTACACCATGGGCACTAATAAGGATTGGCAGCCGGGGTTTGTGATGCTGACATTTAAAGACGGCAAGCTTATGTATCCTGAGTTTGCTCATGTGGTGGATGACGTGCTATTATTCCGGGGGGAGTCATTCTCATAACCTTCGCATAGGTAAATGCTGCACATGTTTGAGCCAAATTTTTCGTTAGGGCAGGAGTTCGCAGAAGCGCCCCCTGATTTTCGCGACCTGCGCTATAGGGTAGACGCCGCGATTAGAGCTTTGGAAATCGGTAACGTGCAGGTCGAAGTGACAGAGCAGGATCGCAAAAAAGCGATAGCCATTATAGAACGAGAGGACATGTCGACCGCGACCAACTCACCGGACTTGTACAGCCCAGGGGTTGTGGTCCATCTAAAGGCGCTGCTGACCAAGTATGATCAGGAGCTAGTGCACGATAAAGCCAAGATCCGCAATTACATCATTAATCGATTAATTGAAGAGTCCCAACCCGAGCAGCCAAATACAGTGCGTATGAAAGCGTTGGAAATGTTGGGCAAGATCAGTGACATCGGGCTGTTTACGGAAAAGACAGAAATCACCCACGTAACCCGGTCGACCGAGGAGCTGCAGAGATTACTGCAGGAAAAGCTGGCCAAGGTCATTAATATGGACGACGTAGGTTACCAACCCGCAGCCTCAGGAGAACCCCTTGAACAAGACCCGCAAGAGTGATAAAGCGTGTATTGAGTACGTTCAGTTAGGTATATGGCCTTTTTTTATAGGGTTTACAACCCAAGAGAAAAAGTTCACCGCGGGGTTGAAAAGAAAAAACATAGAGCAGGTAGCCCCTTTTTTGGGGCCCAATAGCGCAGGTAGGACTCACCGGTTTACGCAAAACGACGAAGTGAATATGATCATCATATGCATTAAACCGCATAGCAAAAGAGACCGCCCGGTCAGGGTACCTTCTGTCATAGCGCATGAAGCCGTACACGCCTTACAAGACATAAAAGCTTATTTAGGGCTAGGCAATAAAGAGTACGAAGCGGAGGCTTACACGGTGGAGCTTATAGTTAGGCAATGTTTAGAATGGTACGATAAAGGCCTGTAATGCTGAGCAACCAAGAGATCAAAGCAATTGTAGCCTCCATGCCCGAAGCTGAGCAGCTGCAGACTATGAGGATTCTTGAAGAGCTAGAGAGGCGTAAGCACGTTCAAATAGTACGTAAAAACGTGATGGCGTTTGTGCAGCATATGCAACCGGATTACAAAATGGGGCCGCACTTGGTGAGGCTCTACGGACTACTTGAGGCCATTGAGGCCGGGGAGAAGGATCGTGTTTTGGTTAGTATGGCCCCGCGTATGGGTAAAAGTTTGGCTATTTCAACTTACTTCCCCGCCTGGTATATCGGCAACAACCCCACCCACAAACTCATCATCGCGTCACACACCGCCGACCTAGCGGTGGACTTCCTGCGAAAAGTACGGAACATAATGCAGACGCCCGAGTATCGATCAATATTCCCTGGGGTGGAGATATCTTCAGACGCCAAGGCTGCGGGTAAATGGAACACCACTAAAGGCGGGGAAGCATTCGCGGTGGGTGTGGGCGGCGCCCTGGCGGGCCGTGGGGCCCACTTGTTGATCATTGATGACCCGTTTAACGAGCAAGACGTGATCAATGGCAACTATGAAGTGTTTGAAAAAGTATACGAATGGTTTACTTATGGCGCCCGAACGCGTTTAATGCCTAACGGCCGAGTGGCTATTTTGCACACCAGGTGGTCGACCAGAGACCTTATAGCCCGTTTGATGAAAGATGCTGAGTTGAATCCTGAGGCGGACCAGTACGAAGATTTCTCTTTTCCGGCGCTCTTGCACGAACACGAGGAAAACGAAAAGAGCATATGGCCAGAGCAATGGTCGCTCGAAGCACTACGGCGCACACGAGCTTCCATGCCGTTGTTCCAATGGAACGCGCAGTACCAACAAACCCCGACCAACGAGACAGGCGGGATAGTTAAGAAAGACTGGTTTAATGTGTGGGAACAGTCCCAGCCCCCACAGTGTGAGTTTATTCTGATGGCACTGGACGCTGCAGTGGAAGCCAAGGCTAGATCGGACTTTAACGCCTTGACCACATGGGGGGTGTTTTTTAATGAGAAAACTTCCCGTCGTGAGTTGATCTTGTTGAACAGTTTGAACTTTCGGGCCGAGTTTCCTGAGCTTAAGGACAAAGCACTCCAAGAGTATAAATTCTGGAATCCTGACTCGTTTATTATTGAGGCCAAGGCCAACGGGGCCCCGCTGTTGCAAGAGTTCCGCCGTAAAGGTATGATGCTACAATCGTTTGTACCACACCGAGGAACGGGTGATAAGACTGCTAGGCTTAATTATGTTGCGGATATTATTCGAGACGGTTGCGTTTGGGTACCGCAGACTCGGTGGGCGGAAGAATTAGTGCAGCAGCTATATGAGTTTCCTGGCGCTGAACACGATGACTTGGTTGACTCAACCGTATTGGCTCTCTTACGATTCAGGCAAGGGGGCTTTGTGAGCCTTACGTCCGATAGAGAGGATGATTACGACTACTCCCCCGTCAAGCGGGCCTACTATTAGGATTAGACATGGCTAAAACCACCAAACTCCCTCCAGCGGATATAGAAATTGAGATTGAAGACCCTGAAGACGTGAAGCTACGCGCAGCAGGGGTAGAAATCGACTTAATGCCTGATGTCCAGGAAATCACGTATGAGCATGATCAGAATTTAGCTGAGACGCTGAGCACTAACCACCTTAACCATATTTCATCGGAGCTTTTGGCGCACATTGAAGGTGATAAGGAGGCGCGCGCCGATTGGGTCAGGACCTACATCGATGGGCTGGATGTCCTTGGGCTAGATATGGAAGAGCGTTCGGAGCCTTGGGAGGGCGCTTGCGGCCTAACGCACCCTATGTTGATGGAGGCGGCTATTCGGTTTCAATCCGAGACGATAATGGAGACCTTTCCAGCGTCGGGCCCAGTAGAAACTAAAATCATCGGTAAGGAAACCCAAGAAAAGATCGACGCGGCCAAACGAGTGAAAGAGGATATGAACTTTTACTTGTTGGAGAAAATGCCTGAGTACCGGGACGAGCATGAGAAAATGCTTTTGAATTTAGGCTTAAGCGGATCCGGGTTTAAAAAAATTTACTATGACGGCACTTTGAATCGCCCGGTCAGTATGTTTGTCCCGGCCGAAGACCTGCTTATCCCTTACGGGGTCTCTAATGTTCGGTCGTCCTACAGGGTTACCCACATCCTGCGTAAGACCCACAACGAGGTGCTTAAACTACAAGCGAGCGGGTTTTACAGAGATATCGAACTGCCCGAGCCTACCTTAATTATGAACGAGGTGGAAGAGAAAAAGGCCGACAAGGCGGGGATGGAGGCTATACAGGACGAGCGCTATACTATTTACGAAGTCATATGCGAGCTTGATCTGGATACAGACCCTACAGAAGGAGATGAGGATGAGGTGGAGGACGCTCAGTACACCGAAGAAGGTATGGATGGAGGCGATGGAGAGGACTCAGAGGAAGAAGAGGCGCCAACAAGACCTTCGAAGGGTATTGCCAAGCCTTATGTCGTTAGCATCGAAGCCAGCTCAGGCGAAATCCTAGCCATCCGCCGAAATTGGGAAGAGGGGGACGATACTATGACCCCGGAGGGCTATTATGTAGGGTACAACTACATTCCTGGTTTTGGGGCGTATGGGTTTGGGCTAATTCATTTGGTAGGGTCTTTTGCGAAAGGCGCTACTTCCGTCATGCGCCAGCTAATCGATGCGGGCACGTTGTCTAACTTACCTGGGGGGTTCAAAACCAAAGGCATGCGTGTTAAAGGGGACGACACCCCGATTGGCCCAGGTGAGTTCCGCGACGTGGACATATCCTCGGGCACACTCAAAGACAATATAATGACCCTGCCTTATAAAGAACCGTCTCAGGTGTTGTATGCCCTATTGCAGATGGTGGTGGATGAAGGTCGACGCATTGGCGCCACAGCGGATATCAAGATTAGCGATATGAGCGCGAACGCGCCTGTGGGCACCACTTTGGCGCTATTGGAACGGCAACTTAAGGTGATGTCGGCGGTCCAGGCTCGGGTACATAGCTCCATGAAAGAGGAGTTTAAGTTACTCAAACGGATCATTAAAAACACCACCGAGGACAGCTACGAGTACGAACCAGATACCGACCGGCAGACCGCTAAAGCTTCAGACTACGACTTGGTTGAGGTGATTCCTGTAAGCGACCCCAACGCAGCAACCATGAGCCAGCGCATCGCGCAGCTTCAGGCAGTTGTACAGCTAAGCCAAGCCGCGCCTCAGGTGTACGATTTAGCCCAGTTACATAGAGGGGCTTTGGAGATGATCAACATCCCCAACGCAGAAAAAATCGTGCCGATACCTGACGATAAGAACAAGTCTCCGCGGGATCCTGTTAGGGAGAATATGGGGGCTTTGATCGGGCAACCGATGAAGGCGTTCTCTTACCAAGACCACCAAGCCCACATCGCAACACACCAAGCGTTTTTGCAGGACCCCATGAACCAACAGGTACTGCAAGGCCCTATGGGGCAAACTATCGGGCCTGCGCTAATGGCGCATATCCAAGAGCATATGGCGTTTGCTTACAAAGCGCAGATAGAGGCCATGCTTGGCCAACCGCTACCTGAAGGTGATCAGCCCGTGCCGCCAGAAATGGAGAGAGCGCTGAGCGCGGTTATGGCTCAAGCTAGTCAAGCTTTACTTCAACAGAACATGGCTCAAGCCCAGCAAATGGCTAATCAAGCCGCGGCCCAAGATCCCGTGCTGCAGCAGCAGCAACGTGAGAATGACCTTAAAGAAGCCGAAATCATACGCAAGCAGAAGAATGATGCTTACGACGCGGCGGTAGCAATGGAGCGTGTGGCCCTGGAGCGAGAACGTATGGAGCGCGAGGACGTAAGACTACAACGTCGAGAAGATGAGGCTAATCAACGCGCGCAGCAGGAACTGCGACTAAAAGCCGCTGAGATTTTAAGTAGAAACAAACCCAACAACCCACCCAAGGAGAGTAGCTGATGGACACGCATGACGGTGTAACTGGAGTATTCGATTATTTAATTGAACAGATCCGAGAAAAAGAGAGAGCTTTGCAAAAAGCATTGGCTACGTGGAATAAAGAAAAAACGTTGGCGGATTTGACTTTTTTACAAGGTCAAATCACCGGAATAAAAGCCGCAGTGCAAGTAGTTAGAGAAACTTCAGACAAGTTTAACCAAGAGTAAGGAGGTTCAAATTGAGTAAGCTACCAAAACCCGTTGGGTTTAAGATTTTGTGCAAGTTCCCCGAAATCGAAGAAACTTTTGGGACTTCAGGTTTGATAAAACCTGATACTGTCCGTAACGTCGAGGAGTTAACTTCTGTCGTACTAAAAGTAATAGACATTGGCCCCGACGCATATAAGGACGAGGCCAGGTTTCCCAGCGGGCCTTTTTGCAAGGTGGGGGATTATATTGTAGCGCGGGGCTTTGCGGGAACTCAGTTTAAAGTCGACGGAGAGCGCTATGCATTAATATATGACGACGCAGTTGAAGCGGTTACCACTTATCCAGAAGGAGTTACTCGATGAACACTCGCGCAAACAATGAAGAATTGAGTCAAGAAGACATTGACGCCCGAGAGGCGATCGCTAGGGCTTTTCCTGAAGAAGCCGCGGAGCCGGAAGAGGCGGATGTGGAAGTTGAAACCGAAGGAATGGAGGCGCGCACCCCCTCTACTAATGTAGAAAAATCCCAAGGGCCTGGGGTGGGAGATGACGATTTGGACATCGCCGTGGAGGATGACACGCCGGAGGAGGACCGTGGCAAAGAGCCGATTAAGGATTTTGACCCTCCTACTGAGGAGGAGCTAGACAAATACAGCTCAGAGCAGGTGCGCAAGCGAATCAAAAAGCTGTCTCGGGGGTGGCACGACCAGCGCCGCGAGAAAGAAGAAGCCCTGCGCCAAAAAGAGGCAGCTTTAGCGATAGCCCAAAAAGCCCGCCAAGAGCTGGAAGCCTTGCGCGGTAAATTCAAGCACGCGTCTACAGAATCGTTTGAGGCCATCAAGGGTAAAGCGCAAGCGCAGTACGAAGCAGCCAAAAAAGCGTTTGCCGATGCGCATTTGTCGGGGGACACTGAGGCGCTTGTTCAAGCGCAAGAAGCTATGGTAGAGGCCCGAGTAAACCTATCGACGTTAAAAGCGCCTGTTTTTGACGAGCCCGAAGAAACCACTTTACAAACGGGCATGGATAGTGTACAAAGGGTTAATAACCCTCCAGCCCCAGATCCTAGGGCGTTGAAGTGGCACCAAAGGAACCAATGGTTTCAGGCTGACCCGACAATGACCCAGTACGCTACCGGAGTGCACAATGAGCTAGTTAAGCGTGGTGTAGACCCATCTTCAGATGAGTACTATGAAACGATTGATAAGCGAGTTAGATCAGCGTTCCCCGATTCAGAATGGTTTGCGGATGAGGGCTTAGAAGATGACGTAGAAGTCACTACTGCGCCCCAACCAAAACCCCAGAGTCGCCCTAAACGAACGTCAGCGGTCGCACCCGTAACTCGATCCACGTCGCCTAAGAAAGTGAGTTTAACACGTTCTGAAGTCGCTATGGCCGAGACTCTGGGGGTGTCCCTAAAAGAATACGCACTACAAAAACTGAAATTTAACAAGGAATCGTAAAATGACTGAGAGTAGCCGCACACAAAGGGCGTCGAAGGTCCGGGAAGATGAGCAACGCGAGCTGGAAGTAAGGCAGTGGGTTCCACCTTCTTTGATCCCTGAGATACCTGAGCAGTTTAAGGATCCTAATTACACCTACAGGTGGGTGAGGGTCTATAACAACGGGGAAATCGACAATAAAAACGTTTCTTCGAAAATGAGGGAAGGGTATGAGCCGGTTAAGGCCGAGGAAGTACCCAGCATGCGGTTTCATACCGTGACGCAAGGGCCTTTTGAAGGGGCTATTGAAATGGGAGGGCTACTCCTGTGCAAATTGCATAAATCCCTGGCAGCTCAACGTAGAACGTATTACAAAAACCGCAATCGCATGGCTACAGAGTCTGTAAACGCTAACTTAGAAGCTCAGCGCGACCCGCGCATTCCGTTGTTTAACAATCAAAAAGACGAACTTTCATTTGGAACAGGTAATTAAGGGAGAGTCATATGGCTACTACTGCAACACCATACGGACTGCGAGCCGTAAAACGCGCAGATGGTATGCCTTACGCCGGGGCGGTAAGTGAATATCTTATTGACCCAGCTGGGGAGGCAACTAATATCTTTAAAGGCCAAGTCGTGCATATCGGCGCGGACGGCTACATTGCTTTGTCCACCGCTACAGGTGCTGACGGAACAACTAACGCCCTACCCACAGGCACTACCTTGACAGGGTCAATAGGTGTGTTTGTAGGTTGTGAGTATGTTAACTCCGCCAACCAAGTGGTGCATAGCCAATACTACCCAAGCGGCACAGTTGCTGCTGATGGAGGCGCTATTAAAGCGTACGTAATTGATGACCCCAACGTTTTGTTCCAAGCTCAGTTGGACGGGGCGATTGATCAGTCTGATATAGGCGCAAACACTTTCTTCGCCGCTGCGCAAAGCACCAGCACGGGTAGCGTGACTACCGGGCTGTCAACAAGTGCATTGGAGTCCACTACTGTTACTACAACCGCGGCGTTCCGCATTGTGGCAGCGGTTTCGCCGATTGACGACGCTTTCCCAGACGTGCTGGTCAAATTCAACCCAGGCTACCACAGCCTGACTAATGCTGTTGGCCTATAAGGGGGATAAATTATGGCTATTTCACGCGCACAAGAACTTAAGCAACTCATTCCCGGGTTGCACGCACTTTTTGGCCAGGAGTACAAAACGTACGCCGAAGAGCACAAAGAGATTTTCGTAACAGAGAAGTCAAATCGCTCTTTTGAAGAAGAGTTGAAGCTTTCTAACTTTGGCGCTGCTTTGGAAAAAGCAGAGGGCGCAGCGGTTAGCTACGACGAAGCTCAAGAAGCATACGCCTCTCGATACAACCACAAGACCATTGCACTAGGTTTCGCGATAACCGAGGAAGCGATGGAGGACAACCTTTACGCAAGCGTGGGTAAGCGTTATGTCAAAGCGCTAGCCCGCTCTATGGCCCACACCAAGCAAGTTATGGCCGCCAACATCCTGAACAACGGGTTTGACGGTACTGTAGCTGCTTACCGTGGGGGCGATGGGCGCTCATTGTTTGGTTTTAACTCAGCAGGCTCGCGCACAGGGCACCCTTTAGTAGGTGGCGGAGTGAACCAGAACTCCCTAACAACTCCAGCCGATTTGAATGAGACCTCCTTGGAAGCCTCAGTAATTCAGATCTCCAACTGGACAGATGAGCGCGGGTTGTTGATCGCAGCAAAGCCTAAAAAGTTGATCATCCCTACTGACCTGATGTTTGTAGCAGAGCGCTTGATGAGCACTACACTACGCACGTCCTTGTCAGCGGTCACCACCTTTGCGCCAAACGACATCAACGCCATCAAGAGTATGGGGGTGATCCCTCAGGGGTTTGCAGTAAACCACTACTTGACCGATGCAGATGCTTGGTTCCTGACAACTGATGTACCTGATGGTTTGAAGCACTTTGTCCGTGTGGCAATGCAGACAAAAACTGATGGTGACTTCGACACAGGAAACATGAAGTACAAAGCCAGAGAACGTTACAGCTTTGGTTGGTCTGACCCTCTGGGCATCTTTGGTTCAGAAGGCGCATAAGCTAAGGCTTAGCAGAGAAGGAGGCTTCGGCCTCCTTTTTTATTACTCTTGACAAATAAAAATAAAGACGATAATTTATACGCCTACGTATAGGTTATTAATTATGGAAAAAATAAGCAGGCAACAAGCCAAAGCCGCAGGATTAACGCATTATTTTACGGGGGTCCCTTGTGCCAGGGGGCATATAGCCCCTAGGTTTACCTCAATAGCCAAATGTAAGGAGTGCACCCGAGAAGATGCTATGAGGGCTTATAAGCACACTACTAATAAAAGGAGGTCTTACTCTGACCAAAAATCTTTTATAGAAGCGGCTACCTTAAAGTTCACAGGCTACTACTCTTATAAAAAGGCAAAATATGTCAACGCCCACACGCCATTAACCATAACATGCCCTAAGCATGGCGAGTTCCAGCAAAGCCCCACCAACCATATTCAAGGAAAGGGTTGCCCTTTGTGTGGGACCCTCCAGATGGTGGCAAAACAGTCAGGCAGTACTTCAGATTTTATATTTAAGGCGAAGGGTGTGTGGGGGGACAGATGGGATTACACAAAGGCGGTATATGAAAAGTCACATAAAAAAGTGGTTATAACTTGCCCTACCCATGGGGATTTTGAGCAGACGCCAACTAACCATTTGACAGGTAAAGTGGCCTGCTCCCCCTGTAACCATATGAAATCCCAACAAGAAGACGCCATCTACAAATTCATGTCGATATTTACAAAGGCTGAGGCGCGCAACCGCACCCTCGTCGCCCCCAAAGAGCTGGGCATTTATCTGCCTGAGCATGATTTGGCCATAGAGTATTGTGGGATGTACTGGCACAGCCACACGGATAAAGAGGATGAAAAGGCTAACAAACACAAGCACTATGACAAGTACAAAGCTGCCCAAACGCAGGGGGTCAGGGTGGTCACTATGTATGAGTCTGAGTGGCTTGAGCGTAGCCATGTATTGAAAAGGCTGCTAAGAGCAGCAATAGGGAAGATGAAGGGCCGTATTATGGCCCGAAAGTGCGAAGTTCGAAAAGTAGGGCCTAAAGAGGCCAAAGCCTTTTTCGAAAAATACCACCCACAGGGCGGAGCAGGGGGAGGTTCCAACTACGCCTTATTCTACAAGGAGAAAATGGTGGCATGCATGCGATTCTCATTTGGTATAAACGACCGAGGAGTAGGGGCCAAGAACAGTACTTGGACGTTATCACGCTACGCCACCCGCCTGCCTGTAGCTGGAGGGGCTTCTAAACTATTCAAAGCGTTCCTCAAAGAAGAGCGCCCAATTGAAGTAAAATCGTTTAGTGATAATCGGTATTTTTCAGGGGCTATGTATCGGGCTTTGGGGTTCTCCTTAGACCAAGAAACCCTGCCAGATTATCAAGTATGGTCTAAGATTTTAGGGCTGAAACCTAAGTCACATTACCAACGCCGAGCCCTACCTCAAAGAATTATTGAGCACCAAGTACCTATAGGGTTTGACCCCGACCATAGCCCTCAAACCGAGCAGGACATCACTTATGCTATAGGGGCTCGCCGGATATACGATTGTGGCAAAAAGAAATGGGTTTTTATTGACAAATCAACTGGGTAATAGCATTATGGGGATTACAAGACCTCCATCAAGGAGCCAACCATGGCTAGACCCAAACGAAAGACCCTCCGCGCGGCAGGCGCCACTTCGCCCATCCCTCTGAACCTGCATATCAGCCCGTTTAACGTGGGCTTCGCAGTTGATCTATCCGCAGGCGCCACCTTGACTTACACGGTCGAGCACACGTTTGATGACGTATTTGATCCCTCTTTCGACGCAGGGACCGCCACATGGTTCCCTAATTCAGTAGTCGCGGGCGAAACAGCCGACGCCGACGGGAATTATGCATTCCCTATAACAGCGATCCGGTTAAACGTCACCTCATATACTGGCGGGACCGCTACATTCACAGTTATTCAAGCCGGAATAAGAGGTAATTAATTATGGACACCCCACTTAGCAAAAAAGTTAAACATTTGCTGGACACGTTCGGGCCTCTTGTTGAGGCATTACCCGAGGTGCTTACTATTCTGGAAGAGGAACAAAAAGGCAAGCGCCGTTTAGACCAGCTCAAAGCTGATGTGCAGCGCGAGTCAGGCCGCTTAGATGTTGTTCAGCGGAAAATAGCTGAGGCGATATCTGGCCAAGAAGAATTTATGAACCAGCGAACCCAGGACTACGCGGAGATGGAGCGTAAGGGGCAGCTGGAGTTTAAGGAGGTAGTTCAAAAACGCAAAGCGGCCTCTCGTAAGCTAAATGAAGTGAGCCGCGAACTGGAGCGCGCCCGAGCCGACGCGGACAAGCAACTAGAAAACATGCGTATGGAAGTAGAGGCTCAGTGCCAAGCCGCTGAGGCCGCCGCCCAGCTGCGCCTGTTAGCCGTAGAAGAATCTATCAAGGAAGCGGAAAAGCGCTATGACGATACTGTCAAAAAGCTTGAGCGACTAAAAAACTCTTTGGGGTAATCCATGAGTGGAGTGACTGAGTTGTTTGGGGTGGCTGACAACGCCCCGCATTTACGGCAGTACTACGGGGGTATCGTTTATCCCCCCCAAACGGATGTAATTGTTACGGCGATTGGTAGCGCTAGCACAGGTGGCGACCCTGACTTTTTCGCCGCCATGGGCATAATTTTTGTGAAAGACCCCCTTATATAACAGGAGCTATTATGGAGGACAGGATCGCGAAGTTAGAAGCTCAGATGAGTATACTTGAGGCTATTAGTAAAAAACTGGACACCCTTACAGAGTTGGTGGCCAAACAAGCTGTAGCCAATGAGCGTTTAGACAGCCATCAAAGACAGCTTACGGAGATCAAGGCGCGTATGGAAAGTGTGGGGTCTCAGCACTTACAGACGCTAACTAAGATCCACGAATTGGCTTTGCAGCAGGCTCCGACTAAAGCGGAGTCAGCTCATAATAACAAACTCATATTCTGGATGCTGGGTATATACGCTTCATTCGCCACTGTGGCAGCCGCTTATTTTATGAAGGGAAATTGAGATGGTAGCTAAAGCCAATAAGAAGGCCATGGCCTGCAACAAGCCGAAACGTACACCCAGCCACCCAAAAAAGTCTCATGTGGTTAAAGCCTGTGAGGGCGGTAAAGAAAAGGTAATCCGCTTCGGGGAGCAAGGTGCCAAAACCGCGGGTAAGCCTAAAGCAGGGGAATCCGAAGCCATGAAGGAAAAGAGGGCGTCGTTTAAAGCTAGACATGCCAAAAACATTAAAAAGGGCAAAATGAGTGCGGCCTATTGGGCGGATAAGGCCAAGTGGTAGTAGTATTTTATAAACAATCGTGATAAGCTAAAGAAAACCTCCCGCGCATCGTCGCTGCTTAGGTACCATATTTGGAGCTACTTATGCCAACGAGCGGTGTTACTACACGCACTTTTGACCAGAACGAAATCCTCCAGGAAGCTTGGGAACTAGCTACGGGGGGCGGCGACTTGCGCTCAGGGTACGACCTACGAACGGCGCGCCGCTCATTGGAACTTTTGTTGCTTGAGTGGGCCAACCGCGGGGTCAATCTATTTACCGTCGACACCCAGACAGTAGCGCTGGTGGCAGGCACCGCGACCTACACACTAGACACAGACACTGTGGACGTCATGGAGGCGGTGGTGCGTACCGGTTCGGGCACTAGCCAAAACGATCGGTCTATCACTAGGATCACGATTTCTACATACGCGAACATAGCAAATAAGAACGTCGAAGGATCCCCCAATCAGTACTACATAAACAGGCAAACTTCTCAACCTTCTGTGACATTGTACCCTGTACCCAGCGCGGCGGACACGCTGATGCTGTGGACTCTAAGGCGAATCGAAGACGCAGGTGTAGGCAGTAACACTATTGACACCCCTTTTAGATTTATTCCCGCGCTGATCGCCGGGGTTGCTCTTGGCATAGCCATGAAGCGCCCTGAAGGCGCCCCACGCATCCCCATGCTGGCGGAGTACTATAAGGCGACGTGGGATAGAGCCTCCGACGAAGACAGGGACAAGTCCACCCTGCGTATCGTACCAGGGAGGCGGTAATGGCGCAGTTTAGCTCGGGTAAATACGCATTTCAGATATGCGATATTTGTGCGGACAGGGAGCCTTACGGCACCCTCAAAGAGATTTACGAAAAAGACACTCCCACAGGAGTACTGGCTTGTAAAAGATGCTGGAACCCCAGCCACCCGCAGTTACGTGTAGGTGAGCAGAAAGTAGTGGATCCGCAGAGTTTACGAGATGCGCGGCCCGATCCAGGACAAGACGCTAGTAGAACAATCACAGTAGATAATGTGATTTTGGCCCAAGAGCTGGGCGTTTATGATCAACTTGATTTAGGAGAATGATATGAAAGGCATGAAGTGCGGGGGCAAAGCCCACAAAAAAGGTTACATGAAAGGCGGTATGGCCAAAGGTAAAAACTCAGGTGTAAGTCAGGAATCTTTGAAAACTATGGGGCGCAATAAAGCCAAAGCCATGGCGGGACGTAAGAAGTGAATTACTCCGAACTGACCACGCTGGTTCAGACCACGATGGAGAACTACGAGGCTACTTTCGTGGCCTCCATCGACGGGTTTATTAAGGCGGCAGAACAACGCATCTACCGCCAAGCCAAGGTACCAGCGACCAACAAAAACCAAACCGCCGCGCTGACCGCCAGCTCGCGGTACTTGTCCATGCCTACCGGGTTTGTCTCAGTCAATGAGATAGATGTACAGAGCGGCGGGGCGAGCGGGTATTTGCTACCCAAAGATGTATCGTTTATTCGCGAGGCGTACCCTGACCCTACTGTAGAAGGCAGGCCCCAGTACTACGCCCAGTTTGACGAGGATACATTGCTTTTAGCGCCTACTCCTGACCAGAATTATACGGTCGAGATGCACTACTTCGGATACCCCGAGAGTATTGTTACGGCGGGCACGACTTGGTTGGGGGATAACTTTGACCAAGCTTTACTGTATGGCACTTTAGTTGAGGCCGCTATTTGGTTAAAGTACACCAAAGAAGAGCTGGAGCCGTATTACGAGAGGTTCCGCTCGGCGCTGGCACTTGTTCAGGAAGTAGCAAGCAAAGACAATGTTACAGACAACTACAGGACACAGAGGTAAGCCATGGCTATTACACAAGCGGTTTGCAATTCGTTTAAGACGGAGCTTCTAGGAGCGATCCATGACTTGGATACAGATGTGTTCTTCATCGCGTTGTACACCAGCGCCGCCACCTTAGGTGCCAGCACCACGGCTTATACAGCGTCAGGGGAATCTTCAGGTACCAACTACACGGCGGGCGGAATAGCGCTGGCTGGCGGCACTATTTCGTTGGATGGGAGTACAGCGGTTGTTGACTTTGATGATGCCACGTTTAACAACGTCAGTATTACGGCCCGCGGGGCGCTAATTTACAACTCGTCCAAAGCCAATAGGGCGGTGGCGGTTTTGGATTTTGGAGCGGATAACACTGTCTCAAACGGGGATTTTAATATCATATTCCCGGCGGCTGCAGCTTCTACGGCTCTTATTAGGATCACCTAATGGCTGGCAGTGTCCTTATCTCCGGTTTTGGTAACGGGGGGTTTGGCCAGACGTCGTTTGGGCTGGACCTGCTACAGGTCAGTGTGGACGGTAATGAAGCCGCAAGCGCGGTAGGTGATGTTAGGGTGGCGCTAGCACCCACGTTGACTGGCCAGGAGATAGTCAGTGCTACAGGTGATGAGGTTGTAAGCCTAGGCATTCCGGTTACAGGGCAGGCGGTAAGTAGCGCGGTGGGGGATGTAACACCGTATTTGGAAATTGAAGTTTTTCTGACCCCTCAAGGGTTGGAAATACAGTCCGCGGTGACCTCCGTTGTAGTTTGGAGGCCGATTGACGATGAGCAGAATGCGGTCTGGGCGGATATAGCCGCCGGGGCTACGGCGTGGACCCCTGTAGTTACAGGTAGCACGATTTGGGAAGATATAGAGACATAAGAGGGTAGGACAATGCCTAGTACATATTCAGATTCATTACGTATCGAACTCATTGGTAAAGGCGAGCAGGCCGGGACTTGGGACGAGACTACTAACGAGAACTTGGGCACTTTGCTGGAAGCAGCGATAGCAGGGCACGTAGAGATCGCCTTGGCGGACGCCAATTACAGTTTGACAGCCAACAACGGCTCAGACGATGAGGCGCGGCACGCGTCAATTAAATTCACCGGCACGCTAACGGCTACGCGCACTATCACCTTGCCTAGCCTGAAAAGCAAAATGTACATTTTTGAGAACGCTACTAACCAGAGCTTGGTTTTTGACGCGGGAGGCACTACTCTTACTGTAGTGGCAGGAGACAGGGTTTTAGCATACGTTGATAACAGCGGCAATGTGGCGGACCAGATCACTTCGTTGGCGGCCCTTAAGATCACCTCGGCTGACATTGACGGAGGCACGATTGACAACACCCCGATAGGAGGCACAACTCCAGCAGCAGGCGCGTTCACCAACTTATCAAGCACAGGCAATACCACCCTAGGCAACGCGTCGGGTGATAGTTTGACCATCAACGCTCAAAACTGGAGTGCGCCGAATGGTCTGATTTTAAATACGTCAGGAATCGCGGTAAACAGTAACAATGACATAGGTTTCGGCCCTAGCATCGGCGGAACAACAACGTACGGCGCAAATTTTAAAGTAATTGATGCTTATGCCTCGCTGGGTGCATATTCGCAAGTTAGGTCTGATAATGTTCGGGCTGATTTTTATGCTGATGAACCTTCTGGAACGACTTCTATCGGCTCAAAAACTGCACATCCTCTTATTGTCAGAACGACAGACGGTGAGTGCGCGAGGTTCACAACTGGCAAGTTTTTCAAAGCATCAAATTCCGGCGGCTATGGAAGTGTTGCTGGGCTGGGAGGGTTATCAGCCAACTCTAGTCACAATTTTCAGTCTAATCAGAACAACTCAACAGTTGCATCAATCAATAGCAATACCGGAAGTTCTGTTTACAACTATGACAGCCACCTACCTGCGGGTTCGACAGGATTCCATTTTCAAGGAAACGTAAACGCTTCAGCTACGATAAGAATCTTAGCAAACGGCGACGTACAGAACACAAACAATAGCTACGGCGCAATTTCCGACCGCAAACTGAAGAATTTGTTGAATCGAAAGTACGGGAAAGGCTATTACGAGCGTTTCAAGCAGATTCAGTTTTGGACTTACACGCTAATCAACGACCCAACAAATCAAGAGCTGCTAGGGGTTGTGGCGCAAGAATTGCAAGATATTTTCCCCGGTTTGGTTGATTCTACGCCTGATACTGAAGAGGTTGAAGTTACCGACGAAGAGGGCAATAAAACCACAGAACGGCGCGAGACAGGAACTGTAACTCTATCCGTTAAATACTCTGTTTTGTGCTTTATCTCGACGATGGTTACTCAAGAACTACAGTTCAGAATTGACGACCTAACCGCCCGAATCGAAGCATTAGAAAACAAGTGAGGAGAAAATGGATTTATCAAACGATTTTGCACTTTGGGAGTTCGAGCGCAGCCAGACAGCCGCGCGTATGGGCATCCAGAACAAAGCAGGCCCTGATGAAATTGACAACTTAATCACGCTGTGCACAGAAGTGCTGCAGCCCGTGCGGGACGAAGTCGGCCTTATCAACATTAACTCAGGGTTTCGGTGCCTACGGCTTAACCGGGCTCTAGGCTCTAGTGACCGTTCCCATCACGTACGGGGCATGGCCGCAGATATTGAGTCCTTCGATATATCTAATTTGGAGTTGGCCAGACACATCAGGGACTCAGGCCTTCGGTTTACCCAACTGATCCTAGAATGCTATAGGGAGGGAGACCCCCGCTCAGGTTGGGTGCACGTATCTTATGACCCTGACGATTTGCGTATGGAAGTGCTAACATACACCAAGAAACAGTATTTAGTGGGGTTACCATGATCCAAGCGTTATTACCTATTATAGGCTCAGTCTTAGACCGCGTACTGCCCGATGAAAAAGCCAACGCTGAGGCTAAGCAGCGCATCACAGAGATGGCGTTTAAGGGTGAGATGCAGCAGCTAGAAAATGACATGCAGATCACTTTGGCTAAGGCGGGGATTATTAAGGCTGAAGCCGCTTCACAACACTGGCTGGCGGCTAACTGGCGCCCCCTACTCATGCTTACGTTCGGGGGGTTGATTGTCGCTCGCTGGTTTGGCTGGGCGGCCCCTAATTTAGCCCCTGAGGAGTACATAGCCCTATGGGATATCGTGGAGCTGGGTATCGGCGGGTATGTTATTGGCAGGTCTGTCGAAAAAGTAACCCCGGCCTTAGCATACGCCTATAAGAACAGGAAAAAATAATGCCCCTACAGCGAGTCAAATTCCAACCTACAATGGTAGCCAACAACACAGAGTTGGCTGCTGATGGCGCTTGGCGCCTGGGTGACAAGGTTCGATTTAAAAATGGGTTACCCGAGACTATCGGGGGGTGGCAAAGGGCCAATAACCAGGAATTCCTGGGTACTTGCCGCGCTTTAATCCCATGGACAACGCTGGACGGCGAAGAATTGATTGGTGTGGGCACGCACTTGAAGTACTACGTGGAACGAGGGGGCGTGTATTACGATGTAACCCCCGTTAGGGAATCCCAAGCTTTAACCGACCCTTACGAGACAGTAATCGACACCTTAGCCGCGGACATCACCGCCGCGGACACCCAGCTTACGCTCACCGACGCCAGTAAATACCCTACTACTGGAGCTGTACAAATCGATTCGGAAGAAATTATTTACAGTAATAAGGCCGGAAACACACTGCTGGGGCTGACTCGGGGGGTGAACGGGACTACAGCGGCGGCGCATACGGCGACTGCCAATGCGGCCTCTCGATACGTCCGGGTTACTGATACCGCTCACGGCGCCATAACAAATGACTACGTGACTATGTCGGGCTCCTCAGCTGTTGGAGGTGTGTCGGCCGGGGCACTAGACGGCGAACACCAAATTGAGATAGGAGGCTCTGATTTTTATTATTTTGATGCCGAGGAATACCCCACCAGCGCGGCCACTGGCGGTGGGGCAGTCACCGCCGACTACCAAGTCAACACAGGCCAAGAGTATTTTGTTCAAGGTGTGGGCTGGGGCGCGGGGGGTTTTGGTTTAAGTGGTTTTGGCGCCGCCGCGGCCACGGGAGCGGGCCAGCAGATGCGTGTATGGAACCACCAGAATTTTGGAGAGGATTTAATCTTCGGCCCTCGGGGGGGCGGTATGTTCTACTGGGACGCGAGCGCGGGGTTTACTACTCGCGGGGGTTACCTTTCCAACCTCGCCAGCGCCGCCGATGTGCCCACGGTGCAAAACCAGCTGATTGTAACCGAGTCTCGGTTTGTGATGGCTTTTGGGGCCAACCCCGCCGGATCATCCGTGCAAGACCCCATGCTGATTCGTTGGTCCGACCAAGAGTTGGCGCAAGTATGGACTGAGTTACCCACTAATCTAGCCGGTAGCCTGCGCTTAACTGTAGGTACAGAGATCATTACCGCGGTGGAAACCCGCAACGAGATACTGGTGTGGACAGACGCCGCGCTCTACAGCCTGCAGTTTAGCCCTGAGTTTGGGTTTGTGCAAACCCTGCTTGATCGTAACATATCGATCGCCGGGCCCAACGCGGTGGTCTTGGCCGACAACGCCGTATTCTGGATGGGGCGTAATAAGTTTTATGTCTACGATGGCCGGGTAAACACGCTTCCAAGCACTGTCGACGATTATGTGTTTGAGAATTTCAACTCCGACCAGAACTATCAAGTGTTCGCGGGTAGCAACGAAGCGTTTGATGAGGTGTGGTGGTTTTACCCTACTGAGAGTGAGCTGTTGAACGACGCTTACGTTACTTTCAATTATGTCGAAAAAGGGTGGACGGTGGGTACGATGACCAGGACCGCCTGGGTCGATGCCAATATCAGAGAGTACCCCCTCGCCGCGGGCGGGAATCGGCTGTATTACCACGAGCTTGGGGTTGACGACGGCACGGACACCAACTTAGTAGCTATGGTCTCCTATATTGAGTCCAGCGATTTCGGGATTGGCGAAGGGGAGTTCTACATGCTTGTGTCCCGGATCCTCCCTGATATGAGCTTTAGCCGCTCTACGGCGGTTACCCCGAGGGCTACGCTTTCGCTATTACCCAGAACGCAGTCCGGTAGACCTTACAGGGCCGAGACCCCCACGCAGGACGTTACACGCTCCGCCACAGTGCCTATTGAGCAATACACGGAGCAGGTCGACGTGCGCGTGCGTGGGAGGCAAATGAAACTGAAGATCCAAGGTAGTACTTTAGGCTCCGCTTGGAGGTTGGGTACGCCTCGTTTAGACGCTCGGCCAAACGGGAGAAGAGCATGATAGACCCCCCCCGCCTACCAGACGCTCCTGAGGAGTGGAACAAACCGTATCAAAACCGGCTCAACAACGTGCTGATGACTTTTTTTAAGCGCCTTACATCAGAAGGCCCTTTTCGCTGCACTAAATTGAAAGTGGTCGATATTGTTGTCGGGGTGGGGCTTACCAGTGGGGTTACGGCGGGGGATGTAACCTTCGTAGTGGATGATATTACTCAGTTTACCGAGACAGGTTATGGTACAATAAACGACGAAAAATTTTCGTGGGCCGGTACAAGCGGCAGCTCGTTAACTGGGGTTAGCAGGGGGCTTCTAGGCACGACCGCGACGTCGCACGCAAGCGGAGACATAGTTGTACCCACCGCGGACACAGGAGCGATATACGCTCACCCCACGACCCATGCGCTTTATAGGGTGTTCTAATGAATAAAGACCAATTATACCAGCAGATCACTCAAGGTCAGGCGTATAGGGATGCGCTAAGGCGTGTAAATGAATCCCAGTACTACGTAAGCAAGGATAACGATACGGGTAAGTTTTTCTTAAAGTCAGTCACAGGCTGGAGCGATAGTGACGTTGAGACGGACCTAGGGGAAATACCAGCGGATATAGTGACTTCCAAGAGGGTCGACACGCATGATGAGGGAGGCTATGTTGAGCACTTTCTTAACAAAGAGGCGTACGCTAGTACTTTGGCGCCTGCGCCTGAAGTACCGCTTGATCAATCCCTAAAAACCGCTTTAGACCAAGGGGTGGATCTTCGCCCGTTTTACGGTAAAACCTACCACGACGCAATACAGTTCCAGCAGGATTTAGGGCTTAACCGCCGGGGCAAAGGCGAGTCGCTAGTAATTCCGGCCAACCCGGTGGGGTATAAAGGAGGGTTTGAGTTTGACCCTAATTTTGGCTCTTCCTCTTACAGGGCACTTGCGGAGTCCGCAGCGAAAATGTCAGGGCAGGACCCTAATCAAGTAACCCAAAAAGCTAGTCAGTATTTTAAAGATCAGTTGTTTACAGGGGACACTACTAAAGGAACTATCGGGTTTACGGATTTTGGTAAGGGGATGCTGGATCACCTAGGGCAAACCGCGGGGGTAGACCCCCAGCGCTTACAGCCTTTATATCAAGCGAATGAACAATTGTACGGACAGTTACAAAAAGCGGGGGCCGTGGAGTCTCAATCCTCGGGATTTATAAAAAACCTAGCGCAGGAGTGGTCAGCGGATCTACCAGGCATACTGCAATTAGGGGCGAATATAGCTACGGGCGGGCTTTCTGGAGCGGCGTTGGCGGCGGGGAGAGGGGATCTAAAAGGCGCAGCTACAAGTCTAGCGCTGGGGCAATTGTCTAGCGCCGCGATGAATACTGACTGGGCTAAGGACTTACTTTCCTCCGCAAAGGGGAAGTTTACTGAACTATTTCCTAGTTTTGGGAACGCGCCTAATAACATGTACTCTTTAGCGACACCCGCTGAAGGAGTGGCCATTGACCCCACTTTGAAAGGATACGACTACAGCCTAGGGGAGGGGTTTAATCCTTCTTTGGGGCTGGATACTGGCGCGGGGGGTATAACAGGGATAAAGGTGCCGGCGGGGTTTGATATAGCCCCAGGGATTCAAGGGTTGGCGCCAGGAATGTACGCTACGGACTACGGCGCCGATTTTAAACCGGATTTTGGTTTAAACGTGGATACTTTGGGCAAACCTGGGGCGTTAGTGGCGGGTAAGCTTCTCACAGAGCAAGATTCCCAAAACCGAAGGAGGCCTTCATTAGGGGGGTTGGCCGCTCTATTAGGGGGGGCCGGGTTGGTTGCTGGATTTGGAAATCGAGGGGCGGGGGGCATCCCGGCGGTGGGGGAGTATAACTACAATGCCGGTGTAGCCGTACAACCTTCAGCGCCTGTGTACACCCCTTTTAAAGAGGCGAATACTTACGAACATGGAATAAGAACGCAACCTCGCCGGTTTGCTGAAGGGGGGATAGCGAGTTTGGGGCAAGGAAGAATGGTGCGGGGCGTAGGGGATGGCATGAGTGATAGTATCCCCGCTTCGATTGACGGGGAAGAGCCCGTGCTAATCGCTAACGAGGAATATATTATTCCCGCGCAAGCGGTGTCCGCGCTAGGTAACGGATCTTCGACCGCGGGAGCAAAAGTACTCGACGGTATGGTTAAAAGGATATTCAAAGAACAAACAGGCAAACCCAAACAAATGAAACCCGTAGTGCTTGGCAAAGTGCTTCCAAGATGACATAATTGAAGGACCCTGGTTGTAGTGAGCAACTTGTGCCTTTAATTCGGAGATATACATGGCTACTACAACTGTAAATACTTCACCTATTGGCATATTCGCGCCCTACCAGCTATCCGCTGCGCAATCACTTCAAAATACGGCGTTACAACCTTATCAACCCTACCAGGGGCAGCGGGTCGCGGGTATTACCCCTTTAGAAGGGGAAGCGTTCGACACCGCCGCAAATTTCCAGACTCCTACGCAATTCGGCGACGCTAGCCGGTACACTACGCAGGGTATCGAGAGTTTGCTAAATCGAGGGGGCACCGCCCCTGGCACGTTTAGCGGGCTGTTTACCCCCCGTGCGGACGGCTCTGTCGACGCCTCCGCCGCGCAGAGGTACTTTAATCCCTACACGCAATCCGTGGTGGACATAGCCAAACGGGAGGCGCAGACCGATTTCGCTAAACAGCAATCACAGCGACGCGCTAGGGCCGCTTCGGCTGGGGCTTTCGGAGGGAGTAGGGCTACTTTATTGGAAACCGAAGCCGAGAGGGCGCAGAACCAACTGCTAAGCGATATTCAGACTAAAGGGCTAGAAAGCGCGTATGGTAACGCCCGGAGCCTGTTTGGAGAAGAAGCAGATAGGGCGGATCGCGTTACCGCGGCGGCCTTACAGGGCGCTCAGGGTTTAGCATCTATAGGGTCGCGTATGAGTGAGGATGAGAGATCTCAAGTAGCTCAGCAAGCGGCGCTCGGTTTACAGCAGCGTAGCCAGAAACAAGCCGCCGCCGACGCGGCATATGGAGATTACTTGGAGGCACGGGATTATGGATTGGACCGCGCTAAAACTTTTGCTTCTGGTATTGCTGGGTTATCTTCTGGCTACGGTACTAAGACCCAAACTACTCCTGACCCTAGTACTCTTAATACTGTTCTGGGGGCTATATTGACAGGCACCAGCGCTCTAGGGGCGTTGGGGGGTAGTGGAGGGGCTAGCGCAGGATGGGACTTTCTGGTGGACGACTTCGCTCCCGACGTGGTGGACTTCTTTAAAGGGTTGTTTTAATGAACGATATACAATTACAGCAGCTAATTGAGGCCCTGCCTGACCAACAGTTAGCCATGCTGGCTCAGGGCTCTAGCCCTAATGTAAGGCCTGAACTAGCGCTCATGGAGATGCAGCGTCGTGAGAGCAGGCGTAAATCCAGCGCTTTAGGGTCTAAACGGTTTGCCGAAGGGGGGCTAGTCAGCCTTGACGCCTTTAAACGCCCACGGCCTAATGAGTATTTTCCTGGGGCGGAGGCGCTGTCTGATGA